ATGAGAGCGCCAGGAATGGTACAACCATTTGCTGTACCTTTTGTTGGTAAAGAAGCTTTCCCAGTCCTAGGATATTTAGACGAAGCTAAAGAAAACCGAACAGGTGTATCTAAAGCAAGTGCAGGATTAAACGCAGACGCATTACAATCTAGCACATCATCAGCTGTATCAGCTACTATGAGTGGTGCGCAAGGAAGAGTAGAGCTTATTTGTAGACACTTCGCAGAAGGTGGTCTGAAAGCTATGTTTAAAACAGTTAATAACTTGGTTATCAAGCATCAAGACGCACAAGATGTCTTTAGATTAAATGGTAAGTTTGTTCCTGTAGACCCAAGATACTGGGATTCAGACAAGGATATGGTAGTCAATGTAGCTATATCTAAGTCATCAGACGAAGAGAAGTTCCAAGTGTTAACACAGCTAGCAGGCAAGCAAGAACAAATCATGCAAACTCTAGGACCGCAGAATCCTTTAGTATCTATGCAGCAATATGCAAACACTCTAACAAGAATGATAGAGTTAGCAGGCTTCCAAGACGCACAAACATTTGTCAATACAGAAGTACCGCCTATGCCACCGCAACCGCAAGAACCGCCTAAGCCAGATGCAGCAGAAATGCTTGCACAGGCTGAAGCAATGAAGGCACAGGTTAGCGCACAAAAAGCTATGATTGATGCAGAGACAGATAGAATGAAAATCATCATGGATGACGACAGACAAAGAGATATTGAAGAAGCACAACTTAGAGTCAAGGCTATGGAGCTACAAGCTAAATATGGCGCACAAATAAATATCGCAGAAATTAATGCAATAATGGAAAGAGACAGAGAAGGAATAAGACAAAATGCAAAAGCACAAGCTCAAGGATTATTTACAAACAATGTCCCACCCCAGCAAAATATTTAATATTGAAGTAATTATTGATGACATGGTTTATGTTGGTAAAGAGATTAGAGCAAAGGATAAAGAATCTGCATTGAAGATTATGTCCATAATGTCGGGTGGAGAAGTGACAACCGAATCTGAAATAATACATTTAGAAGAAAGGATGGTACATTAAATGAAATATATAACAAAAGCATGGGTTTGGTTAAAACAAACTTGCACTAAGTTCTTAGACTGGGTAGACAATCTTTTAGAACCAAAACCAGTCATTAAAAAAAGAGGCAGACCAAGGAAGAAGAAGTAATGGCAACACCAAGAAAAGGCAAAGCAAAAGTCAAAGTAACTGCATCTGGTAAAAAGGTAAGTTACGGCCAAGCAGGTAAAGCTAAAGGTGGTGGAGCAAGAGTTAAGCCAGGAACATCTAAAGGCGACTCTTATTGCGCAAGAAGTCTAGGTATAAAAAAAGGTCTTTCTAAGAAAAAACAAAACGATCCCAACACTCCTAACAACCTATCAAGAAAAAGATGGAAATGTTCAGGAGCTAAATCTAAAAGAAAATAAGGAGATACTATGCCAGGAAAAGGACTATACGCAAACATACACGCTAAAAGAAAAAGAATTAAAAAAGGTTCTGGCGAAACCATGAGAAAGCCAGGAACTAAAGGCGCACCTAAAGCTAGTGCTTTTAAGAAAGCAGCAAAGACAGCTAAGAAAAAGAAGTGAAATTTATAAGTAACCTTATAGATAGATTTTTAGAACGCTCTTGGCAAAGAAAAGAAGATAGACTAACCAACAAACAATGAACGACATGGTAGCAATTATAACCGAGCTAGGTTTTCCTATTGCTGCTGCCCTAGGTCTAGGTATGTTTGTGTGGAAGCTAATCAATAGAATCATTGATGGCATGGAAACTAAACTTGACACCCTAGACGACAAACTCAATAACTCCCTAGCTAACCTAGAAGATAGACTAGGAACAAAACTAGACACGCAACATGGTATCTTGGTTGCTCTCATAGATAGAGTGCGTAGTTTAGACAATGAGATAATTAGACAAGATACTATGATTAAAACTATACTTGGTGTACCGCAATTAATTAATAGCGACAAGATTGCAAAGGCAGGTAGAAATGACAAAAGAAAAGATTGATAGAGAAGAAGCAGCCAAAGTAAGAATATTTATTTGGTTGGCGTTCATGGGTGCAATAATGATTACCATGATAATTGCACAGCATTTACATTCAGACGAAATGGTACACAAGTTTAAATCACCATCATTCTCTGGCATAGGAACATCTGCACATTACCTTACTATTGAGAACCAACAGTACACTAGGAAGATGACTGTAAAAGCAGAACTCAAAGCAATACAAGACGAGATAGAAAGAGACAAAGAGAACACAACACTAGCTAGATTTATTCGTAACCTAGAGTCAAGAATCTATTCACAACTATCAAGACAGTTAGTAGAAAACCTATTTGGCGAGACAGCAAGTGATAGTGGTGTACTAGAGTTAGAAGGTAATAGGATAGAGTATAATGTTGTAGACGGCATAATAACTTTAAACATTACAGATTCAGATGGTAACACGACAACTATATCTCTCCCTATCGGTAGCTTTACTTTCTAGCTGTGCGTTAATAGTAGATCCTTTAGAAAACAATTTACCACCATTCCAAAAGATAGAAAAAGCAAAGATAGATTCTCTGCTTGTTCCTGGTCTTGCGAACATAAAAACATCTAATCAAAAGAAGCCAGTCGTAGCTATTTATGCAGGTTCTTTTACAGACCAAACAGGACAAAGAAGAAGTAATAGTAACTATGCAACCTTTTCATCAGCAGTAACCCAAGCACCAGACGCATATCTAATTAGAGCCTTAAAACACGCAGGTAGTAACCATGATGGTTTCTTTGAAGTAGTAGAGCGAGTAGGTTTAGACCATGTAACCAAAGAACGTCAAATCATAAGAAGCGCTAGACAGCAAAATAAAAACAAACAGAAGCTACCAGATTTATTGTTCGCTGGTTTGATAATGCAAGGTGGCGTGATATCATATGAAAGTAATATAAAGAGTGGTGGCGCAGGCGCTAGATACTTAGGCATAGGAATGTCTAGGCAGTTTAAGCAAGATACTGTAACCATATCTTTAAGAACTGTATCTGTAAGTACAGGTAAAGTGTTACTAGAAGTATTAGTAACTAAAACGATACTAAGTGCATCTATCGATCAAGATATATTTCGTTTTATTACTGACAGCACCGAACTAGTAGAAATAGAGAACGGATTAGTCAGAAACGAGTCAATCAATATAGCACTACAAACAGCAATAGAAACTGCTGTGCTACAAACAATAAGAGAAGGAACAACCAGAGGATATTGGAATATTGATGAATAAAAATGACACATTCGTAGTAACTTACTACAGTATATTAGGAGTATTGTTTTTAAGTTTAAATGCTTATTCCGCAGACAACGAGATATATGTAGACCAAAGTGGTGCTACAGCTAACATAGATTTAGAACAGCTAGGATCATCTAATATTATTGGTGGTCTAAACTCTGTTGCTGGAACGCTAACACCTTTAGATCTTGATGGCATAAACCTTACACTAGACATAAACCAAATAGGTAATACTAATAAATTTCTTGGTGATATCTACGGAGATAACGTAACAGGATTCTTTGAGTTTGATGGAGATAGTAATACCTTTACTATACAAGGCGACCCAGATAATACTTATGGTATAGATAACTCCAACTACAATGTTGATGTTACTGGTAACTCTAATACATTTACATTAGATACAGGCACAACAGCTCTAGCATCTGGTCTTGACCTAGACTGGATTATTAACGGAGACAACAACACTTTTGATTTTGATATAAACTATGATGGTGCTACTAACTATGTTGATGTAGATGGGGATAGCAACAACGTAAACTTTACAGGAAGTGGCTATGCAGGAGGATATTTCTACCTTGACCAAACAGGAAACAGCAGAACATTCAATATCATCCAGTCGTCAACTCTCGCTGCTGATTGGTTACAGATTAATTCTACTGGGTCTAACGGTACTGTTTGTGTCGTTCAAAACGATGGCGGAGTCTCAACCAGCTGTTGACGTAGGAAACATATCTGAATTAACAGGTTCTGCTAGTGTTTTTAGGGAAAAGCCTTATAATGCCGAGCTAGAATTTGACATCCAACAGAACGATGAAGCTATAACTACCAATGGTCGTATGGCTATTACGTTCTTAGATGATTCAAAAGTTAAATTAACAGAAAACTCGCAGCTGACCATTGATGAATATATTTTTGACCCCAATCCCAGTAAATCTAAAATGGCTATTACCTTTGGTCTTGGTACGGCTAGATTTATTACTGGCAATCTAAATAAGATAGATAAAAACAATATAGATCTTAAAACACCTACAGCAAACATAGCAATCCGAGGGACTGACTTTACAGTTACAGTAGACGAGACTGGAAGATCATTGCTAATACTTTTACCAGATGAGTTCGGTATATCTAGTGGCGAGATATTAGTAACCACAGCCATGGGTACAGTAACCCTTAACAAACCCTACCAGGCAACAACTGTAGATGTCTTTGAGAAACCACCTAGCTCGCCAGTAATCTTAGACCTATCACTAGAACTTATAGACAATATGCTTATTGTTAATCCACCTAAAGAAGAAGTGGTTATAGAAGAGTCTATACAAACCAAAAAGAAAAACATACTAGACTTTGATGGTTTAGATGAGGACTTCTTGGAAGAGGACTTTTTAGACGCAACAAAAGAACTAGAGTTTACAGAGTTAGATATAAACTACCTTGATGTAAACTTCCTAGAGGACTTGCTAGATGTCATAGACGCGCTGCAAGAGATACAACAAGAGGATCAGTTAGCACAAGATGCTACGTCTACTAATATAGTTGGTACACAGTTAGGACAAGACTTATCCACACAAATAACATCTTTTATAACAGGACAAACACTAACGCTTATGCGTAGTGTTAGTGATACAGCTAGATTAGATATAGACTCTGCTGGTAGCTATACTGTTATCTTTATACAAGACGGAACATCTAACATCATTAAAATAAATGGTGGTACAGGTGGTACTATTAAAATCACTCAAAGTAATTAATGAAGCGACTACTATTCACCATACTTATAATACTAGTGTTGCCTTTGTTATATCAGTCAACACCAACAGAGATACTAAAGCTAAAAGTATTTGACTATCTTGTACCCAAGCAAGATCCTTCTGGTTACTTCACAATACTAAACATAACTGAAAAAGATATAGATACAGAGGGTGGTTGGCCTATACCTAGACAAAGGCTAGGAGAAATACACAAAGAGATTATGGATGCTGGTGCTATGGGTGTGGGTTGGGTAGTTAGCTTTCCGCATCCAGACAGATTCGGTGGTGATAAGTTTTTTGCAGACTCCTTCAAACATGGTACATCTATTTTGGCTTCATTTGAATACCCAAATCAAATATACCCAAAAACAGTTGGTACTGTGATCAAAGGTCCTGATGTTGGTGGTATGCTTTCCAAGGGTGTAGTACAGAATACTTACAACCTTAGAACTAACTATATACAAGAAGGTATATCTGCTGCACCCACCGATCTTGACAATCTTGTCAGAAGAATACCCTTGCTACTCAAAACACCAGATGGATATGTAAGTTCTTTTGGTACAGAGGTATTAAAAACCTTGGTAGGTGCAAAAACTTACATCATCACAACCAATGACATTGGTATACAAGAAATTAGTGTTAGAGGATTGCCTCCAATCAAAACAGATAGCCTTGGTCGTAAATGGATTAGTTGGGTAGATACCCCACAAACTAATTTACAAGAAATGAATGTTGCAGGTAAGTTTGTATTTCTTGGAATTACAGCACCAGGAATCATGCCACAAATCGCAACTCCATCTGGATTATTAGAGCCACATAAAATTCAAGCAGCATTATCCGAGTCAATTCTTATAGAAAACTTTCCAAGGATTCCAGAATGGTCTTTGGCTGCCGAAATTGTGATTTTTGGAATTTTTGTGTCGTTGACATGGCTTGTAATCCATTATCTCAATATAGTTAAGGGCGTAAGCTTAGTTATAATTTTGCTCTTCACCACGAGCTTCTTAGAAGCTTATAGCGTTCACAAAGGTGTTTTATTGGATTTTACATGGACTTTTATATGTCAGGTCCTAGTTTCTACGATTGCCTTCTATTTAAGCTACAAAAAACAATATAAATTGCGTCAACAAATCAAAAAACAGTTTGAGCATTATCTTGATCCAAGACAAGTTAAAGAATTACAGGATAATCCAGACTTACTAAAACTTGGTGGAGAAAAAAGATACTGCACATTCTTATTTACAGATGTTCGTGGTTTTACATCTTTATCAGAAACTTTAGAACCAGAAGAAGTTACAGAGATTATGAATAAGGCTTTGACAGTCCAGGTCAATGCTGTACAAAAATTAGGCGGTATGACAGACAAGTTTATTGGCGATGCTGGTATGTTTATATTTAACGCTCCATTAGATTTAGAAGATCACGAAAAGAAAGCCGTGCAAGCTGCAATAGATATACGCAAAGGAATGATAGAGGCTGACTTAGGCATAGAGATAGGCATAGGCGTAAATACTGGTTATGCGGTTATAGGAAACATGGGTTCTGATACAAGGTTTGACTACTCTGCCATAGGGGATGCGGTCAACACAGCAGCACGTTTAGAGTCAGCAACTAAGGAAGCAGGAGTTGACATACTTATTGGCGAAGCTACAATTAAGAAAACACAGAATGGTGTTTTTCACAAAAAAATATACGTCAAAGGAAAAAAGAAACCTTTGAAAGTATATACAATAAAAAAGGAACTATAATGCCAAAAGGAAAAGGAACATACGGATCTAAAGTAGGTAGACCACCAAAGAAGAAAACTAAGAAAAATAAGAAATGATTGATAAATTAATAGGTCCAGTAAGCGACATAGTTAATAAGTTAATACCCGACAAGGATTTACAAGCTAAGCTAAACCATGAACTCAAAACTGAATTACATAAAGCGAATATGGCACAAGTGGAAATTAATAAGATTGAAGCTGGTCATAAGTCTTTATTCGTGGCTGGCTGGAGGCCCTTCGTTGGTTGGACTTGCGGCATTGCTCTTCTTTATCATTTTTTATTACAGCCTGTCATTATCTTTGGACTCTCCGCAGCTGGAATCACTTTTATACTACCATCCTTTGACATGGGATCACTAATGACTGTACTAATGGGTATGTTAGGACTTGGTGGATTAAGAACTTTTGAAAAAACTAAAGGAGTTGCAAAATGAGTTGGGATAATTTCACATTAGAAGAGTTTGCCTGTAAGCATTGTGGAGAAAACAAAATAGAACATGAGCTTATAGATGAACTACAAAAGCTTAGAACTGATTGTGGTTTTCCATTTAAAATTACAAGTGGTTACAGGTGTGGCGACCACCCTGTAGAAGTAAAGAAGTCTAAACCAGGTACACATGCACTTGGATTAGCAGCAGACATAGGTGTAAGAGGCAAGCAAGCTTTAGAGATATTATCTAAGGCTAGAAATTATGGTTTTACTGGTGTTGGAGTCAATCAAAAAGGTGGTGCTAGGTTTATACACCTAGACATATCTAAAGACTCTGAAGGTAGACCAAGACCACATATCTGGAGTTACTAATGGGACTAGATGGTATGATGTTTTGGAATATAATGATGACATTAGTATTCGCTCCAATCATACATGGTATAAGAACCAACGCGACAGAATTAAAAAGAATTGATATACTGCTTAATAAGACTCGAGAAGAAGTTGCAAAAGATTATGTAACTAAAATGGAACTTACTATAAGTATAGACAGGGTTATAGATCGTTTAGATAAGCTAGACGAAAAAATGGACAAACTAATTACAAGTTAAAATGGCAATAACACTAAATCCAGAAGAATATATAGCAGCACTAGGCGACCTAACGCCTTTAGTAAATGATAGCATGGGTGGCATGCAGGGCGTTGATATTCTAAATCAATTTGCTGGCGGTGGTGGTAGCTACAATATTCCCAATGGTGGATTTGTTAGACCTGTGGCAACAACAGACCCAACTTACAGTAGTGGTTATGACTATGCTCGTTCTATAGCTGGTGGTATGCCAATGTCACAAGTTATTGCACCAGGCGTAAGTTATTCTCCAGAACAACCAGGTGGTTATACACAGGCAGATCTAAATATAGCTGCTGGCATAACTCCACCTCCACCTGTATACAAAGAACCTGATGATCCTAGCTTTTTTGGAACTGGTATCGGTGGCGTAACAATACCTGGTGGCAGAAGAGACAAGATGCCTCCACTAAGAAACATCTTTGGTAATATGCCTGCTACAGTGCCTCCAGTACAAGCACCTTCAGTACAAACACCACCAATACAAGTACCACCACAAGAGTTTGATATAGAGCAGATTCGTCAAGATATAGCTGATTCAGGAATAGACTTTACTAACTTGTTTGGGTTGCCACAAGCGCCAGACTTATCACAATTTGTAACTAAAGATGATTTACCCAATGGCAGAGATTTTTCTATAGAAAATTTAGATCTTCCTGACTTTAACGAATTTGCATTAAGAAAAGATTTGCCAGTATACAAAGAACCTGATTTAAGTGATTATGCAAAGATAACAGACTTACCAACATTCAATCCTGATGAACTTAGAAAAGATATAATGATGTCTTTACCAACTTACGAACAACAAGATTTATCTGGTTTTGCAAGAATAGAAGATTTACCTACGTTTAATCCAGACGAGATTAGGCAAGATATATTAATGTCTTTACCTGAACAACAAATGCAAGATTTATCTGGTTTTATGACTCAAGATGATATTAATAAAGCTATAGCTGGTATTGATATACCAACCTATCAAGCTCCTGACTTATCTGCATATGACACAAGACTAGCTGAACTAGAACAAAGTTTAGCAGCATTACAACAACCAACAGGCGGTAGGTTTTCAATAAATCAACCACAAGTAAGGGGATTATTCTAAATGTCAGTAACACACGAAGAAGTAGTTAAGGCTGCACAAGCCGAGCAAATATTAACATCTGATGTTTTTAAAGAAGCAATAGAAAACCTTAAGCAAGAATATATAACACATTGGTTAAACTCAAGAGAGATAGCTGATGTCAATGCTAGAGAAGATATCCACAGGTCATTATTACTATTACCAGAGGTCGAAAGGCATCTGCGTATCATTGCCGAGAAAGGTAAACTTACACAAGCCAATATTAACAAAATTAGAAATATTGGTTAAACCTTCCCTTTTTACACATTATTAAGCTAAAATACTCTTAAATACATAAGGAGTATTTATTATGGCAATAACGGATAAACCGACTGCTTTACAAACTGA